AAGCGGTCATGACGCATCCCTCGAAACCAGCCTCGGACGATCGGGGGATCACCTGCCGTCAATGCGGCTGTAAGCACTTCCGTGTAATCTACACACGCGCCGGTCGGAACGCCAAAGTCATTCGCCGCCGGGAGTGCCGCCACTGCGGCCGCCGAAACACGACGCTCGAAAAGCCCGTCGAATAGCCGTGAATTTTCTGCCGCATGTCTACATGCGTAACGACTTGCCCTCTCTCTGACGTTCGCTTCGTCAGTTTCTCGACGAACCGGGTTGTTATCCCAATAGGCGGCGATGTTGCCGCTGCAATCTGGGAGCGACCCGCATGGCAGACGAGATGGAAAACGCGATCCGCGAAAACGCGCAGGGGCCAGCCAAGGCCGCCGGCGACGCGGGGAGCGTCGAGCAGCACAAGCTCCCGGATCAGATCGCGGCCGACAGGTACCTCGCCTCGAAGGAGGCGGCCAAGTCGAAGTCGCGTGGTCTTACGTTCAACAAGCTCGTGCCTCCGGGGGCCGAATAGTGTTTGGTTGGCTGTCCAATCTCATCTCGCCTCGCCGAAGCGGAATCCAATCGCGAATTCCGATGCGACTCGTCCGCGCACGTTACGACGCGGCTGCGACCAACTCGGACAACCGCCGGCACTGGGCCAGCGCCGACAGCCTCTCGGCCGACGCTGCCAACAGCCCCAGCGTGCGACGCGTCCTCCGTGATCGGGCTCGCTACGAGGTCGCCAACAACAGTTACGCACGCGGCATTGTCCTCACGCTGGCCAACGACGTGGTTGGTACGGGACCGCGTCTGCAATTGCTGACCTCCGATTCCGATGCCAACAAAGAGATCGAGCGGCAATTCACTCGCTGGGCCGACGCTGTCGGACTGGCCGAGAAGCTGCGGACCATGCGGATCGCCAGAGCCCAGGACGGCGAGGCCTTCGCCCTGCTGACGAGCAATTCGCGACTGGCCACCTCGGTGACGCTTGACCTGAAGCTGGTCGAGGCCGATCAGATCTCGACTCCGGACCTCAATCCGCTCACCGAAAACTCGGTGGACGGCATCGTGTTCGACGAATCCGGCAATCCGCTCGAGTACCACCTGCTTCGCCAACATCCCGGCGACGCGAGGATCGCGCTCGGCGGAATCAAGGATTACGTTCGCCTTCCCGCCGAGGCCGTCATTCATTGGTACCGCATGGATCGCCCGGGCCAGTCGCGAGGCATTCCCGACATCATGCCGGCCCTGCCGTTATTCGCGCAGTTGCGCCGGTTCACTCTCGCCGTGCTGGCGGCAGCTGAAACGGCCGCCGACTTCGCCGGCATCCTTTACACCGACGCGCCGGCCAACGGTGAAGCCGACGCGGCCGAACCTTTCGAGCCGATCGAACTGGAAAAACGCGCTCTGCTGACGATGCCCGGCGGCTGGAAGATGAGCCAGATGGAGGCCGAGCAACCGAGCACCACTTATGCGGAGTTCAAACGCGAGATCCTCAACGAAATCGCACGCTGCTTGAACATGCCGGCGAACGTCGCTCGCGCCGATTCATCCGGATACAACTACGCCTCCGGTCGGCTCGACCACCAAACCTACTTCAAGGCGATCCGCGTCGAGCAGTCCCATCTCGAGGTCGCCGTCCTCGATCGCATTCTCGCTGCCTGGCTCGACGAAGCCGCTCTCATCCCGGGCCTGCTTCCCTCGGGGCTCCCGCCCATCGCGAGCTGGGAACACCAATGGTTCTGGGACGGTCGTGAACACGTCGATCCCGCAAAAGAGGCAAGTGCTCAAGCAACACGACTCGCGAGCCATACCACGACGCTCGCCGAAGAGTATGCCCGTCGCGGACTCGACTGGGAAGAACAGATCCGCCAGCGGGCCAAGGAGGTTGCGTTGCTCGCGGAGCTGGGCGTCTCGCTCTCGCCGGCGGACGAAGCTCAATCGCAAGCCAACGTCGCGGTAATGGAGGACGACGATGAGCGGTAGCTCCAAAGAAATGCGACTGGTCAGTCCGGTCGAACTGACGCTCGAGGCGACCGCCGAAGGCGAACAGCCCAAGCCGGCGACTGTCCACGTCGCCGCCTACAACGGCGGGATGATGAACGTGTCCGGATTCGGCTCGGTTGTTATCGACGTCGAAGGCATCGAGTCGTCCGACAAAGTGCCGCTGCTGGCCGACCACGAAAACCGCATCGACGCAGTGCTTGGCAGCGGCGCTCCGACCCGCATCGACGGGCGATTGGTCGTTGAAGGATCGCTGTCGCCATCGAGCGATCGGGCTCGTCGGGTGATCGAGCTTCATCGCGACGGAGTTCCGCTCCAGGCAAGCGTCGGTGCGGAGCCGCTCGAAACCGAGCGAATCGCCAAAGGCAAACAGGCGGTCGTCAACGGCCGCACGGTTCGCGCCGAAGCGGGCAGCTTTCTTCTCGTTCGTCGTTCGCGGCTCAAGCACGTGGCGATCGTTCCCAACGGTGCCGACGGCAGCACCAGCATCAACATCGCGGCACAGGCCGCCGGTTCATCGAAGGAGTGTAAGGACATGGAATTCAAGGAATGGGTCGAGGCCCAAGGTTTCGCTGCGGACGAGCTGGACGAGAAGCAAACCGCCAGTCTCCAGGCGATGTTCGACGCGCAGGCAAGCGGCTCGGAGAGCCGCGACGCCACGGCGGGCAAGGATCTGGCCGCATCCGCCGTGGCGGACCTGCGTGCGGAACTGGCAGCCGAGACTGCCCGAGTGACCGCGATCCGCAAGGTGTGTGCAGGTCGGCATGCCGACATCGAGGCACAGGCGATTCGCGACGGCTGGGACGAACAGCGGACGGAGCTTGCCGTACTTCGTGTCGAACGACCGAAGGGACCGGCGATTCACGCCGGCAGCGACGGCGCGTTCGCAACAACCGAGGTGATCGAGGCGGCGCTTTGCCTCTCCCGGAAGCACCACGACGTCGAAAAGCGTTTCAAGCCGGAAGTGCTGGAAGCTGCGGATCGGCGGTATCGCAATCTCGGATTCCAGCAGCTGTTCATGATGGCGGCGGTCGCCAACGGATATCCGGCGCAGCCGGGCGAGCGGATCCACAACGGCAACATCCGCGAGGTCCTCGAGCACGCGTTCCCGCCCCGGTCGTTGCAGGCGTCGTATTCCACGTTCAGCCTGCCGGGCATCCTCCAGAACCTGGCGAACAAGGAATTGCTCACTGGGTACATGGAGGAAGACCAAACCTGGCGGGAGATCGCCACGGTGAAGTCGGTGAGCGACTTCAAGGAGATCACCAGCTACCGGATGCTGGACGACATGGAGTACGAGGAGCTGCCGAAGAACGGCGAGATCAAGCACGCCGCGATCGGCGAGGAATCGTACACGCGGCAGATCCGCACCTACGCCAAGATGTTCATGCTCGACCGCGTGGACATCATCAACGACGACTTGAGCGCGTTCGACGACATGCGACAACGGGTCGGCGGCGGTGCGGCCAAGGCGCTGAACAACGTCTTTTGGTCGCGGTTCATGGACAACGCCAGCTTCTTCACCTCGGGTCGCGGGAACTACATCACCGGAGCCGATTCGGCTCTGGGCATCGACGGCACCGGTTTGCAGAAGGGCATCACGGCGTTCCGCAAGCTCCGCACGCCGACGGCGGACGGAAAGAAGCGCGTGGTCGGCGGTCGGCCCGAACTTCTGCTGATTCCTCCGGAGCTTGAGTTCGTCGCCCAGCGTCTCTACCAGAGCACGACCGTCAACAGCGGCGGCGCGGCGACGGCCGAGACGATTCCCGACGCCAACATTCACGCCGGCAAGTACCGCCCGGTCGTTTGCGACTGGCTCAGCGATGCCGACTTCACCGGGAACAGCACCACGGCCTGGTACCTGTTCCGCTCGCCTCGCAACCTCGCATCGGTCGTCGTCTCGTTTCTCAACGGACAACAGAACCCGACCGTCGACATGGCCGAGGCGGACTTCAATCAACTCGGCGTCCAGTTCCGAGGCTACCACGACTTCGGCGTCGATCTGGCCGAGTACCTCGCCGGCATCAAGAGCAAGGGCGCGGTGTAGACCCCGTAATTCAGGAGAAACAAGCTCATGGCGTTTGAAGCCCAATTCGTTCACGACGGCGACTACATCGACCACACGCCCGGCGCCGCCGTGGCTGCGGGTGCGGTCGTCGTCCAAGGAGATCTGGTCGGCGTTGCCAAAGGCGACATGGAAGCCAACCGCCTCGGTGCATTGGCAGTCACCGGCGTTTTCGACTTTGCGAAAGAGGCCGGCGGAGGCGTGACCTTCGCGGCCGGCGCGATCGCGTACTGGGATGACACCAACAACGTGGCCGTGGCGACCGATGGGGCCGGCGCGAACAAGCAGATCGGCAAGG